TGACTTGTCTGCACTGACCGAAGTCATGGCAGCATCTGACCGCATCAAGAAGAGCAAGATCTTCGTTGAGGATGCCCCAGTTGCGTCGCCTGGTGACATGAAGTCTAAGTGCCGGCGGCTCAAGACAGAGCACGGTCTTGACCTCGTTGTCGTGGACTACTTGCAGCTCATGTCGCCAGACCGTGGCAACAAGGACAGCAACCGAGTCTACGACGTCGCCGAGATCAGCCGAGGCCTGAAGGCCCTTGCCCGGGAACTAGACATTCCGGTGGTGGCACTCAGCCAGCTCAGCCGATCATCGGAGTACAGGGAGAACAACGAGCCGAAGCTCTCAGACCTTAGGGATTCTGGGGCCATTGAGCAGGACGCCGACGTTGTACTCATGCTGTGGAGGTCAACAGACGTATCACTTGACGTGTCAGTTGAGACAGTTCATTGTAAGATAGCTAAGCACCGCAACGGACCAACGGGTCGGACCGAGTTGATGTTCAACCGGACGACGGCAACGTTTAAGGGGGCGTGATATGACACCGAAGTACGAGGAGTTTGAGGAGAAAACGAAGGTAACGATTGAGGTTGAGTGCGAATGCGATGGGGTGTGCGAGCATCTTGTTGCGGAAGTGCAGAAGGCAATGCAGAAGTCGTATAACGATGGAGTAAGGGACGGGGCGACGAACGCTATGGATCGGATAACATCGTTCTTGCAGAAGCATTACCCGAAGGAGTTCGCTCAGGCGGAGCGAGAGATATTCCAAGAGCAAAAGCGGGAGAAGCTCAATTGACAGCCCTCCTCTTGGCCCTGGCCCTGGTCTTCCCAACACACGGGGAAGCTACCAAGGTCAGGGCCACTTGGTATGGGTCGACTAGCGGCCGCTCTGGATTCTACTGCGTACAGGGCTACAAGAACACATGCCCACCGTACATGACTGGCGAGCGGTACATGTACGCAGCAGTACCAGGCTTTAAATGGCGCGACAAACCGTACAAGGTTGAGGTGTGCTACAATGGCGGCTGCATCAGGGTGATCGTTAGGGATTGCCTGTGCAGTAGGAAAGGCGACGGGTTTATTGACCTGTCGCCAATTGCTTTTGTGGCGCTTGCCGGAAAGCTAAAGAGAGGAGAGATATGGGTGACCGTAAAGCGAATCAGCTGACGAACGCGTCATTCTTCTCTGGAGTAGGAGGGATGGATCTTGGATTTGAACGAGCAGGAATCAAGACAGTTAGCTTCAGCGAAATTGAGCGATACCAAAGCGGAGTCCTTGCCAACAACTGGCCAGGAGTCCCCAACCTTGGAGACATCGTCAAGCTTGCCGCTCATGAGCTTTCCCAGCCGCTACAGCATGCAGCCGACGAAGTTCAACGACATAGCGGACCCACTGACGATCAAGGCGGGTCCACCAGCAATAGCTGGCGGGATGCGGACATCTTCTCTGGAGGATTCCCATGCCAAGATCTCAGCATCGCAGGACCACGCAGAGGATTTGGCGGAGAGCGATCCGTCCTTGCCTTCACCTTCCTTGACCTTGTGGAAAGATTCAAGCCTTCCTGGCTGGTGTTGGAAAACGTCCCAGGCCTACTCAGCTCCTCTAAAGGCCGCGACTTCGGAAGACTCATCGGTGAAATGGATGAACTCGGGTATGGCGTGGCGTGGCGCATACTGGACGCGCAAAACTTCGGAGTCCCACAGCGCCGCCGTCGTGTCTTCATTGTGGCAAGTCTTGGATCAGACCGTGCCGGCGAAGTACTTTTTGAGTGCGAAGGCGGCTGCAGGCATCTTGCGTCGGACGAGAAAGCGCAAGGTGAACGTGCCTCAAGATCTGCAAGACGTGTTATCTCAAATCTCCACGCAGGAAGCGGAGGGTGGCGAATCTCAGCCGAGGACGCCGTCGGAGGACAGCTCGTACTGGGCACGGAGACTGACGCCAACGGAATGCGAGCGTTTAATGGGGTGGCCACCAGGGTGGACTGTCAACCCTCAGTGGATGAAAAAGAAGGGCTCTACGGGGCGGAAATAGGCCTCTACGGCGATTCTGTAAGGGGGCTAGACTCTCGCAGATACGAGTGTTGCGGGAACGGGGTAGTTTCTCCCGTGGCGGAGTGGGTGGGCCGGAGACTCGTCCACGTGGCGCTGGGAGCTTAGGCCGCCCCCCCTTCGGGCATGTGATAGTACCGATCACCCCCCGTCGGGCACATTACGGCCGGCAATCCCCGTCGGGCATATTTCCGCGCTCCCGCCCCTGGCTCCCGTTGCGCGCACGCTCATTTGTTGACAATAAAAAAATACCTGTAGCCAGCTGGTGTGCCAGCTGGCTACAGGCGTCTAGTTAGTCTTCCTTCTTGGGCTGGCAATCATGACCATATGCCCACTCAGCTGCTGATGTTTCATCGTCCAGAATGAACACCAGACCACATTCGTCGCATTTGGCATAAGTGCTTGACCGTTGAGGATGACCAAGATAATAGGTATTTCTAATTGGAATACTTGTGTCAGGCATCAATCAGCCCAACTTCTTTCTTGATTGCCCGGGCAAGTTCCTGTGCTTGGAACCCTCGACCCAGTAGCGTGTCATTGTAGTCCACGCCAGCTTCAAGAAGCAGGTAATACGCTACTTCGTAGTGAAGTCTAAGCGCATACACCCCAGTTAGCGACTCAACAAGGTTGCCATCGCCATCAAAGATGGTTGACTTAGCACTTGAGAAATCTGATGTGTAAGTCTCTTCAAGTCGCTTAATCATCTCCTCAGGGAAGCCCTGCTGGATCAGATACTCGCTCTTGTAGATTGAATGGCCATCACCATCAATCAGATCGCGAACTGTTTTGACATTCTTTAGCAATGTCTTCATCATCTCTTTGCGCTTGAAGTCTTGCCAGAATTCTCGTTCCTCAGCCATTGTTCCTCCTTCGTACCCATAGGATTGACTGAAGCTCAGCTGGGTATAAGCCAAGCTTGTCTGCCGCTTTGCGGAACTGGTCTTGCATTTTCTTGTACTCGGTTGCGTTGAGATCTACTTCCGGCCATTTGCCTTTTACTTTTTGATACTTTGGGAACTCACGGGCAGCCCATCGATCAATGGGTGCGCGATCTGATGCCCCGTTGTGGTAAATTGCGTGGTAAAAGTCACGCACCTTCTGGCCTTTGAGCAAGCTGATGTCACTATGCTTGACAATCTCAATAGCTAGTTTGACATTTTGCTTAAACGACCTGATTGGTGGCAGATCCTTTCCCTGTAACACATGCTCACAGATACGCTGATATGCCAACAGGCCGGCATCTGGTGCCATAGCTGGAGACAATGCCGCAACAGTTGCTACTGCAACTGATGGCAAGATTGGGAATTCCTCTGAGGCTTCCTCAATCTGCGTGAGGTAATTTGCATACCAATTAGCATTATCTTCCAGCACAGACACTGGTGATGTCATTGCTACTTCTCTAAACCGATTGACGAGCGGCAAAGGAGAACGGTAGTCATCATCTGACACCGCCTCCTTTGCCAATGATACTCGCCAGTATCGGCTTCTCGTGCCGATCACTTGATCCCGAACTGTGCCAGCTTGTCCTTGGTCTTCAATCGTCGTCGCACATGGACAACAACTTCGACTTCAAGGTCGCGCTCGTACAGGTCGTCAAAGTCTACGGTTCCAGCATTGCTACCACATTCAGCTGTACGAGGCCAGCTGGACTCGCAGAAGCCCAGTTCCTTGGCAAGAAGTGCCCTGGACTCGTAATAATTTACGATATCATCAAACTCATTTGAGATTGATGAAAGATTGCCAAGTGCTTCAACGGTTGTTGAGTAACCTCGCAAGCCTGCTTTGGAAATTTGCTTACCAAGCTCTGGGATAGCAAACTGTACTAGCCGTTTGAAATCAGTGTCTGTAATCTTCGTAGAATACAAACGCTCCACATCTTTCAGCTGGCTAATCTTTGGCGGTACACTAAGGAACTTCTTAGCTACCTTTTTAACAACCTTCTTTGCTTTTGCCATTTTACTTATTCCTTTCGCTGCGCTCAATCTCAGATTGAGTCGTTACTGTGATCACAGGAATCCGTGGTTCCACAGTATCCAAATTGTTGAGATATGCGTAAATTGCTTCTTGAACTGCTTTTGCGTTAACATGTGCTAACCGGTAAATGAATGACTTGATGGCATCATAGAATTCTTGTTGCTTAAATCTTGGGTAACTTCTATGCTTGTCAAATTCTGCGAAATACTGAGCTAACACATCATTGGAGATGTACTCAGCATTGCGCACAATGTCAATAGCATTTATTGCGAACAACCTGTCAGCATCTTCAGTACCTTGCTTCAACATGGTTTCAAGTGTCTCTTCAATTTCGTCAAGCTTCTCGTTTGCTTCTACAAGATCCGTTTCAGACGGCAGTTCAAGACTGTAATTGCCCATATCTGGAAGGTCTTGAACAGCCGAAGTAACATTGTCAATAGCTTCAGCAACTTGGTCCATATTTGGCACATCAGCGTTGCGCAAATCAAACAAAGCTCCACGAACTGAGTCTTTTACAAGGCTCA